AGGAATAGACGCCTATATTATCAAGCTGTTTATTCTGTTCAGCTATGACATTACGGATACCTTTTCTCAGGGTATTTTGAAAAGGAACACTCTGCTTTGCAGGTAGAACACCTGGGAGGACGTTTTTTATACCCGTTAAAAGCATCTCAGTATCTTCGTCAATGCTGTTCCGCACGCCTTTACTCATTTGCTGAGTGAGGTGACTTAATTCAGTCTGTGAAGAAAATGCAATATCAAGAACGTCATCACCAAAGGACATATTAGGGTGACGTTCTTTGAAGGTATCCATGATGCCTTTGGCTACCTTTTCAGGTAGACCTTTGTTAAGGTATTTAGTGAGGAAGTGGGAGACGATACCTTGGGCAATACCACCAGCAGCGGGGATAGCGAAATCAATAACACCTTGACCTGGGGAGAGTTCTTCTCCTGTTGCAGCTCTTGCTGCTGTGGCACCAGTCAAACCAGCAGCACCACTTTTGAGGATGTTGGCGATAAAGGGTATTTTAAGGAGTCGTCCTGCATCACTGGTAGGGGCTTTGAGGTACTTTGATATACCGCCAGTAGCGAGGGCTAAACCTGCTTCACCTGGGGTGTCAAACTGTTCACCGATATATTGCCCAACAGCCTTCCCTACACCTTTCCCCGCTTGAATAGGAGCATTGGCTGTTTGATTACTCAGTAACCCTGCTTTCTGTGCCAATGCAAGTATAGGGGATAACCCTGCAATACCACCAACAGCTTCACCGGCAGCGGGTACTGTTTCTCTCGCAAACCTTCCCACACTCTCTTCAAATCCTGTTCTCGTCTTTCCTTGAAAAGTGTTTGATGGAAGAGTGAGAAAACCCGGTGTCGGCGTTTTATTATCATCATAGTTGTTTATAGCTGTCGCAAAGTCTGCTGCTGTTCTCAACTTCCCGTCAGTGGAGAACACAGTGATAGGCGTGCCTTGTGCATCTGTTGTTTCTATGAAGATAGAGGTGGGCTCGTCTGGATTAGTGATTATAGCAGTCTTTGACGTGGGTTTATTGAGAGGTAGAGTAGTGGGAACAGGGGTTGCAGGTGTATTAACGGTTCTGTCTGGACGAAGCTCTCCCTGTCCACTCAAAGAAAGCAGAAGATCGTAGAGACCTGGTGCGTTTTTATCTACTGCTCTGTCTAACCCTGTATACTCTGCCATTACTTCATCCTCTGCATCTGCCGACGTTGCATACCTTCTTTTGCTCTGTCAAGTGCACTAGGGGGAGCTTGTTGCATGGTGGGTGTTTCAGGTGTGACACCTGGAGGGTTAGGTATCTCCACCCGTACAGCTCCACCACTCTCTTTGTTCTTTATGCTATCCGCTATACGTCTTTTTATATCTTCATCTATCGCTGGAGGAATGTTGATTACATCGCCAGTGTAAGGCTGTCGTGTTATCTGGCTTTGAGAGCCTTTACCTTTTGTAATAGCATTTGAGAGAGCCTTCACAGGACTTTGCTCTCTACTACTTTCAGGGATGGGACTCACACCACTCCGCTCTAAGACTTGATTCAATCTTTCACGGATCGTCTTTACATTCTTCAAAAGGTCAGCAGTGCTGGTAAAATTCCCTGCAGCATAGGCTTTCCAGTCGGCAATGTCTTTGTCGTTGTGACCAGATGCAGCACCCATGTTTATCACGATATTCTCTGCTTGCTCTATAGCACGCTGTAACCTTGCTTTCACCTCTTGACGGACTTCAACGCTTTTTGTCACAGGGTAGCCAAGGATACTACTAACCTGTTGGTTGATACCACTTTTAAGCACATCCCCCTTTGTTTCTAGAGGATTAGCTTTCATCAAAGCAGGGATAGTATCAAGAGCTTGTATACCGCTGAAAGCAGGAACAATCTGCTTTTCATACACCGCTACAGGATACTCTCCAAACTTCTCTTTACTCCCCTGTATCGCTGCATGAGGCATAGGTTGTTGAGGTTTGAGGTATGTAGCAGCATCGTTAGGATTTTTCCCAATAATAACCATCCCACTTGTAGAGGGTTGATAGGGGTTACTTGTTATATTTCCAGTGTTCACAGCGACTTGCTGCTTGGTAATTCTATTCATTTGATCGTCAAGGATAGAGTCTATATTATCTCCAAAGACTCTTCTGGCAGTATTCAGTTTTCCACTTTGCTTAATAGCTTGAAGAGTAATGGCTGGCTCTAAAGGAAGCACCTTCGCCATCTCAAGATCAGCGTTGATAGGTTGAAGGGCGTTGAATTGTGTTTTAATAGTCTGCGCTGTTTTACTATCAGGTGTGATAGTCTCACCTGTATCACTCTTCACAGCAAGACCATTCATCACATCAGCAAGTTGTTTGGTGTTGAGCCCATGCTTTGAGGCAACAGTGATACCCGCAAAGTTATCCATATCGCTCCCTGCAACAATAGCGGGGAGCATTTCAGTTTGTGTAGGACCGCCGAGTTTACTTATACGAGTCACTCTGCCGTTGATAACTTGTGTTTCTGGTGCACCGTAGCGAGTCATAAAGCCTTGGAGATTTGTTTCACTGAGAGGGGTTTTTTCTTTCACAGCCGCAGATAATGCTTGATATGCACGATAGTTTATATTCTCAGGATCACTTGCTCCACTAGCTTCCATCATTTTGGTGAGAGTGACAAGGTTATTCCACCCTTCCTCTTTCTTCTTTATATCACCTTGCATCTGTTGGAAGTAAGGGACAAGGTAATCTGCACGAGTACCGTAGCTACTAAGAAGGTCATTGACGTGACTGCTTGCTTCTGCCCATTTACCGCTATTAACCATTGTATTTACTTTAGTTATCTCAGGGATCATACTTTTAGCAAGGGCTGTTCGCCTTTTACTTTCCTCTATGGCCTGTAAGCCTCTGAAGTCACCCTTCGCTGCACCTGCAATAGCAAGAATCATGCTCAGAGTAGAAGTACCTGAACCTTCAGCTTTCAGTTTCTCTTCCATGCTTTGAGGGTTGAGTGCATCAGGGATAACGGGGTTAATAGGCTGTTGCTGTTTCTTTTGTCCTTGAGACGTAGCTGTAGCGATCTCTTGCGGGGTGTTCATAAAAGAAGGATTATCATACTTTCCTGGGTCAAGGAGAGGAGCGAAAGCTGTTTCCATTGTTATGCTCCTGCACCTATAAGGGAGGTGAACCACTTGAGAATCATACCGAGAGTATCATCACCGCTGTCAGCTTGGCCCGTTATGCCTTTTGACTGTGCTGGAGCATTGGGATCAAGAGGCTGTAAGCGCTGCTGACCATAGGGAACAGAGCTTTGTGGTATCATTCCAGCGAGCATAGGACCGGAGCTACCGGGCTTAGAGCCGTATTGAAGCGCAGCTCTAGTAACATCACCCCACGTAGGTCCAATAGGCTGTGGGGCACCTACACCAGCACCGCTAAACACACCAGCATCACCGTTTATATTTGGCCCCTGTGCTGGTAAATTTGGCCCTTGAGCCTGTTGCATTCCACCAATACCACTGTTGAGAAAATCAAGGAAAGCCATCTTTTATCCCCTAGTGCTTACAGCACTACCCGCCAATATTCCCACCGCCCTTAAGGCCACTCTGTATTGTTCCACCGAGTTGATCGAAGATATTCCCTGTTGCCGTACCGCCAAAGGTAGTACTCCCTGGCGTGTAAGGAATACCTGTATAGGCTGTCGTAAAAAGCCCTTGTCTGCGGAGGTAGTCTGCTTCTTGAAGCTGTCGCGGGAAGTCAGCAATGCCCTGTAGCCCTGTTAAATTAGCAGTCTTTGCTGCTTGCATCTGTCCAGGTAAGAGAGAAAATGCCTGTGATGCTGCTGGCAGTGTTGTCGCAAACTGTGTTGCATTACTTCCATAGTTACTTCCAAGGCTTGTGATACCTTGCTGTTGTTGTGTTCTTAGTGTATTCTGCACCTGCATAAGTGATTGACCAAGCGCACTCTCAGCACTAATCCCAGCTTGCTCTAAGGTGATATTATTCGCCATAAGGGCTTGAGCGAGTTGGTTGATGTTATTTTGATACGTTGTTGCTAACCCTGCCTGTGCACTAAGGGCTTGACCGCCAAGTTGTCTGTTACCAGCAGCAGCACTTTCACTAGCACCTGTTTGAAGGTTTTGTGTGTTGGTATTTACCCCTGTTTGAAGCTGCATAAGTTCTTGAGCAAGAGCATTATCAAGAGCTGTTCTGTTACCTGTAAGTTCACCGCGTAAGCCCATTAAACTGTTTAGAGTATTCGCTTGATTAGTGCCGTAGGTGTTTTCTATGCTTTGTAGGTAAGGCATCGCTGTTTCTGCTGTAGCTCTAGCGATTGCTGCTGGTAAAGCTCCACCACTTTCTAATCCCTGTAAGGTGAGTGCTGCATTGAGACGTGGTGTTGCTATTTGGTCGATATAATTCCCTGTAGCACCAATACCGAGTTCAAGGGCTCTTGCTCTATTAGCATCTTGTAACCCTAAAGAACGCTGTGCATCGTAGTCTGCAAGGCCAAGGGAAGAAAGAAGGTTACTTTCATTGACGCCTCTTCCTCTTTGATACAATGCCTCATTCAGCCCCAGTGCTCTATCACCACCTTCTCTTGCAAGGGAGAGTGAGCGTGCAAGGTCGTAGTCACCACGGGCAATAGCAGCATTGTAAGCTGTATTAACGTCACCGCTACCTCTACTGTACGCATCACTCGCTTGCCCTGTACCCGCTTCAAAGTCCCTATAGCTTCGAGCGATAGCATCATTTTTTGCCGCTGTTGTATAGCCTCTGATACCTTCATAACTCCCACCTGCTTCACCAAGGGCTGTCGCTGTTCTACTGTCAAGTCCTGCTATAGAGTCATTATACGCTCCTGTCACTGGATCAAAAGAGCGTTGATAGTCCTGAAGGGTAGGGATGTTGCTGTAGTCAATATTTTGATTGGCAAGAAGATTGTTATTCGCAATGTTGCCTATGTCTGTAGAGAGATTTGTAGGGCTATAAATGTTATCAGGGTTTGCATTGGTGAATTGGTTCAGTCCACCTGTCGCAAAGAGGTTGACCAGTTGATTCAGACGTTCAAGGTTTTGTGCACGCGCTACTTCATCAGGGACAGTTTTTTGTGTTGTGCTTGTGGAAGTGCCAAGTACAGAGCCGATAATGTCACCCATCACTGTCCTCCACTTCTCCTGTCTTAATAAGCACAGTACGGAGAATACTGTATCCGTATTTCTTTTCAACAGCTCTAGCAAGCTTTTGGCTGCTCATAGAGAAGATAGAAGCAACTGCACTTTCATGCTCTCTCAGCTTATCAATATACTCCATCAATTCTGTTGCATGGCTTACAGAGGGAGTATCATGCTGCATTTGATGACAGTAGATGACTTTATGATTCATCACGTTAGCAACGTCTATAAGAGCGTGTTCGGTTATTTTGTAGTTCTCATCCACTTCAGCAAGGATGTGAAGGTTCATGTCGCTGGTGTAGAGACGATTCATCCAACTGTTGACAGCAATATCTGCAGGGAATTCAGGGCTGTATTTGACGCAGAAGTTGTATAACCTCTGATAGAGAGTAAAGTGGAGAATACGTCCAAGGTTATCGTTGAAGATTCTAATCATGGCGTGTGCCATTTAATGCTTCAAGACGCCCAAGCTCAAGCTCTTGTGTTTCTTCTAGCGCAGATTGCCATCTCCGCTTCACAAGATCAGCACTCATCCTTCCACACATAACATCAATAACAGAGAGAATCTTCCCCCACTCTTCAGGAGTACAATACTGCTCTAGGCTTTCAGCTTCGAGGACACGTGTGTTCATTTCAAGCAAGCGCATATCAGAGAGCTTGAGCACTTCATCTGCCATAGCAGTCATTTCATCAATGCTGTGACAGATTTCACCTGTGACAGGGTTCCACTGACAAATATCAGTCACCATCGTTTCACCCTGAGCAGTACTCTTAGTGATTGCAAAACGTGCTGGCATTGTTTCTCCTTAATCGAATTGATAAATACCGCCATCCCCAAGCTTCCCTAAAAAGCCAGAGAGGTCAAAGTTGGTGTCATTTGAGACTTGTCGAGCAACGTTGATTGTTCCCTGTGCAGTACGCATAGGTCGTACAATATAGGTACGCATTCTGTTATCGAGCATACGCTCATCACCGCGTCTTGCGAGAAGGTCTTGGTGGAGGAGGTGTTGAGCAAGGTGAAGCGGGACAGTGACAATACCTGGACCGTATTGAACGATACCGCTGTTGACTACGTGTTTTGTCCCATCACTTTCAGTGATAACCTCTCCACCATTCCCAATGGTATGTGCAGCGTAGAGGGTAATTTTGAGTGTCTTTTTATCCTCAACAATCACAGCACTTTGTTGCACTTCTTCAACACCAAGGAAAGAGGAAAGGTTTTCCTTCTGTGGAGAAGGAGCAAGAGCCTTAACCTCTATCTCAAGACCGTGCTGTTCAAAGACAGCATAGGCTTCTTCAAGGGTTATTTTTTTCTTGGGCATCATTTAACCCTTACATTACACTCTTCAATACTAAAGCCATCATAAGGGTGGTTTGCAACATACTCACTCGCAAGCTCAAGGCTAGCAAACACACCAGCTATGATACCTTTATCTTTTTGCTTCACTACAACCCATACTTTCACGATTCACCCCTGCAGCCATAAGCCAACCTACACGACACACCTTTGCGGATTCAAAATCAGGAAAGCTGTCACTGGTGTATTCATACCGTCCCGTTTCTGTAAAAAGCACAACAGTATACATAATGCTCCTATGCTGGAATTGCAGCCGCAAATGCACTGCTTGTTTCAAACCGCTCAATAAAGTTGTTGTCAAGGATGAAGCTCTTACGCATGTACTTTGCACCTACCTTACGGCGTTGAGCGAGAGGATCGCTGTCACTTGCACCTTTGGGTGTGGTGAAGGTTTGCAGGCTCATACCATTCAGGGTACACGTTCCAAAAGCACCTTTACCAAGCACAAAGCCAGGGTAGACGTTAATAGCGAGTGCTGGTGATTCAGGGGCTACAGCCTCAGTGCCAGCAGGAGCGGTGGTGATGGTATATGTAGAACCTGCTGTTTGCCTACTTGCGATGAGGTAAGCGATAGTCCCACCTGCTTGAGTCAAGTAGACATCATAGCTGTAGTTAGCACTAGAGGGCATCACAACAGCAATGCTCCCTGGAGAGGTTACAGCAATGTTGCCTGTTTGCACGCTTAAGCGTCGTTCGTAGTCAGTGGTCATTTCACGGCCTACAACTTTGAGTTGGTAGTTTGCTGTAGCAAGTGTGCCACTGGTACCAACGGTATATTGAGCCTTAGTGGCTGTGGCTGCTGCTGTGGTTGCTGCTGCTACACCAACGTAGACAGGGAGAAAGTTCCCCATAATCCACTCTACACCCATCCACATACCTACTCGACCATACATCAAGCGTTCTTGTTGAGCAAAGTTAGATGCTTGCTGAAAGGTTTGGTCACTGCCAAGCACAGCAGCTTTATGTGGTGGTTGCATAAAGCCCATGTAGTATCCACCATTGTCCATGTATTTGTGAGCACCACGCATTTCAAGCTTTGTGTTTACGGAGATAGCAAGAGCGGTGTTAAAGACATCTGTAGCTGCAAGGCCACTACGGGTGGTGACTACACCTGGGAAGGTGACATTCGTTGCACCCATGAGCACTTCAGCATCTTCACGTTCAGAGGTTTCTTTCATCGCCATTGCTACACGTTCAATAGCAAGAGACACCATAGGGTGTTGTACTGTCAACTCAAGGACATCTGTGAGAGCGACAACAAGTCCCCATTGTTCAACAGTGACGTTGACGTTCTCTAACGTGAGACTGTCAGTAGAGGGCGTAACACCTTCAATGAGTGGAGTGTTAGGGAGAGCAACACGTGCTACACGGACTACACGGAGAGTTTTACTGCTTCCGTTCTCAAGTGCGAAGGGTTCAGAGCATTTATCAATGACAAGCATACGGTTAAGCAGCTCAATCATCTTACGGGCAATAAACACATTAGGTGCATCATTTGCCATTGCAGCGAAGGTAGTGTATGTATCTGCCATTGTTAGTACTCCTTAGAGGTAGTAAAGAGCACAGTAAGTGCTCTCCATTGTGTACACAGTGTTAGTAGACAACCTTAAAACCCCATTGCTTAAACATTTCATCTGCACATTTTTGTGAGCAGATAGGTTCTGCATTTTTGTTAGAAATGAACTTTTTATCGCAGATTATACATATGTGTTCGCACATTAAAAAGTCACTCCACTGAGAGCTTTCTCTAGATCCTCTAGTGGCATGGTCCACAGGTTCTCTCTATTCCATACGGGGTCATTCTTTGCCCGTTCAAGAGCACTTTGGCCCATATCTGTTGCACTTTCAACGGCCTTTACCTGTGTCTTCCTCCGCTCTGTTTCCTTCTCAGTGAACTTCACAGGATCAGCTTCGTATTCTCTACCGAGGAGATAGCGTTTGATGTCAGCTCTAGGGATAGCTCTACCTGCGTCTTTGAGTTCATTAAACATCTTCTCTACCTCACCTTGCATGGTGAGATTTTCAGGGTTACTGTAGAAGGTTGCACTGTCTTTAGCATCAGCAGCGGTAAGCTGTGCAGCATTCACTCTAGGAGCGATAAAAGGCTCAAGCATCTCTTGGAGTTGACGCTGTGCTTGTTGCTCTTGTGTGAGAGTGCTTTGCACTGGTGGTGCGGCGGTATTGTACTGCTTGAGAGCATCCTGTACGTGAGTGTCTACAAGGCCTTTCACGTATTCATTGACTTTAGCGATGTCAACATCTTCTTCTGGCATTAGCTTACCCTTTTAATCTGAACAGTAAGGACGCCTTCAACTGAAGCCACAGTACCAGCGTAGACACGAGAAACGAGCATACCAGGGAAGATCATTGTGGGAGAAGCAATGAGTGTCCCGTTACGTTGAAAGGGGGCAGTTTCTTCAATGTCAATCACTGCGGTGAGTTGACTTGTACCTGAGCCAGGAGCTACACCAGCACTACAGACCATCACATCAAGGGTCGTACTTGCACCACCTGTCACTGAGCAGTCTGCTCCAACAGCAGCGACTTGCCAGACACCTTCAAGACAGCGCCACATATACGCAGCAAGCGGTGTGGCAAAGATACGATCAAAGAGAAACTCAGAGGCTTGAAAGACACGGTTACTGCCGTCTTTAAAGCCATTTTCATCAACAGTGAGGAGTGTTGCTCCTGTGTTTTTATCGACGACTTTGATGTTAGTATAGACTGACATAGTTATCTCCTGACAAAGCCATTACTGGCGTTCGGTAGAGTAGGGTTGAGAGCAGGGATAGATGTATTATTCCCTCCTTGCTGCGGGCTTTGTGCTCCTTGAGGAGCAGCACCTTTCACTTGATCGAGAAGTTGTTGGACATCAGGGGGAAGGTTTGTAGGTTGTGTTTGTGGACCGATAGGCATACCGCTCATCTGTTGTTGCTTTTGAAGGATTTGTTGCATCTCACCAAGAGTGACAACAATGTTGTCAAGCCCTCTTACACCTATACCACTTCTCCATACCATCTTGATAAGGTCAGGGAGGTTGATGGTGTAGCCTTGTTGAGCAAGCATTTGTTGAGTATTGGGGTTGAGGAAGAGGTTGAGGAATACCATGAGCCTTTGGGCTCTTTCACTATCTGCTTGAAATTGAAGCGAGCCTACCCATTCAAATTCATAGTCACCAACGATGTCTTTTTTGCGGAGGAGAGATGTGGGAGATTGTTTGTTGGGATCGTAGAACGTCATACCGCCAGGTATACGCATCAGTTGATCGTCAGGGATCATTTGGGCAACTTTGTAGATGTCACTCAGCCCAGGGGTAAGCACTTCTTGTTCAATGACTTCAGCAATGTCTTGGATGTCTGCCATGCCGAGGTTTATCAGTGAAGAGACAGCTTCACCGCTTCGTGGCATGTTTCTGCCAGGTTGCCCTTCCGCAATTGTGCCAGCACCACCCATACTCTGCATCATGGCATTGGTGACTTGCCATGCTCTGAGGAAGTTGTTGCTTGTGTTTGGTGGTTGTACAAGGTTCATCACTTCTTTAGGGTTTTCAGAGCCAAAGTCCCACTTCGCTCCACCTTTGAATTTGAAAGTGTCTCTTCTCATACCGCTGGAACCACCAAAAGCGACAAAGCCTGCTTCTCTATCTACAGCGTCTTTGAACTGGTTAAACATATCCCCTTGCACGTTGTTCAGGGCTTCAATGTCCTCACTTTGGGAGGTGGTGTATGTCTCCCCAGCAAGAGGACGATGGACTGCCATACGGTAGAGAGGATCGTCATAGATGCTTTTGAAGAAGCCTACAATACGAGGTCCACCCACAAGGTTCCACACAATGTAGACTTGGTAAAGTTCACCGTCACGGCGTATCCATTTTTCTGTCAGAGAGACAAAGGGGTTTGTGCTGTTCTGTTTGTTAAGGTTACTTTTAACCTCTTCTATCTTCTGGTCAACGTTGCTGTTGGGGTTACTGATACCTTGATAGGCCATACGCTCTACGAGATGATAAGGCCAGTCTGGTGTGGTGAGATCGTCACGAGGGATAGCGTCAACGATACCCTTAGACACAAAGGTATTATAGCGGCTATAAGAGAAGAGGAAATCTTCAAAGATGTCTTCTGCTTCTTCTATTGTTGGTGAGGTTTCAGGGTAGATGTAGAAGGAGAAAGGGTCAACTGCACGTTGAGCAGGCCATACTTCATTTTTGTTGATAGCAATGGAGGTCTTCTGAATGCAGTACCCGTAGATGACCATAGAGCGTGCTAGTTGACTGATGTTACTGCGCGTCTTGATTTTCTTGCGAGAGATATAGCGCATGAAGGAGTCTGTGTTACTTACACGGTCTGAAGGTGTGCGAAAGCTGTCCATCGGTTGCACTTCAAACCATTTGACGTTGGGTGTGAGGAGCTTCACCACACGAACAACAGCACGCTCTATCACTCTCCGGAGTGCAGGGATGTTATACACACCTGTCGTGCTATCTGTGGGGTTATATGAAGGGTCGTAATACCCAAACCACATCCGTCTGCTGTTGAGCATACGTTGCTCAATATACCTACGCCTTTGACGGATTTCTATTGTTTGGTTGCAGTATGCCTGTCGCATAGCTGCTTTGAGGTCATTTTCTTGGGTGATAGGCACTTTTTTACTCTACGCTATATAGTGATAGTGATATACACTGTAAGTGTACGTTCTCATGTAGAGCGTGTCAACCTGTTATGCGAGAGATAAAGGAAGCATCAGTGTCATTTAACCATTGAAGCATAGAGTTTTCATGGGTTTGTGTACTTCGCTTAAAGGTATTTTGTTGTTTGATTTCTTGGTGATCTTCAAAGGACAGACCCCACTTAACGTAGTTCTCAGCGCCATACCGCCATGCACAAGCGATGTCAGCAAAGAAGCGATCTTCAACGGGTTTGTCACCAGTAATAGCACTTCTTCCCTTGGGAAAGTGATAACCACCCTGAAGAGCACCAATGAGTCCTTTACATTTCTCACTGATGAGCACTAAAGGCAGTCCACACTTACACGGTTCCTTTGGCTCTAAGAGCCCTCGCATGAATTGGAGAGAGGGGGTAAGGTGCATATAAGCGTGTTTAAAGGGGATGTTGTATTCGTGGATGAGGATTTTCATGTCGCTTCTGCTGTCTTTACTACTGCTGCTTTGTCGGTATCCGCTCCTATCACCGCAGTCTCTTATGAGAGTGGCGTTACTGTAAAGGGCTTTTGTGTGGGGTTCAACGTATTTTTTCCACAGTGTGTGGATGTTGAGGTTAGCAGCATCACTGATTTCACTGAGGGTGAAGAAGTGGTTGGTATGGTGGGAGCATTTGTAGAGGTTGCTGTAGACCACTGCAGGGTGGAGGTAGCCAAAATCCCATGAACGAATGAGAGGAAGGTCAGGACGGAATTTGAGCGGTGCAACATGGATGCTGTTTTTGAACTGTGGAAAGACAGGGATACCTTTGTATGCAGGGATACTTTCACCGTAGATGACTCTGCGGATGGTGTTTACATTGTGGCCCATTTGGGTTTGGATAGAGATGAGTCCTTTACTGTAATCCTCACCAACGAAAGGGTTGTCATTGGTAGAAACCTGCATCCAGGTCACTTCATCATCCCCGATATAGTGGATACCAGACTTGTCACCAAAAAGTTTGTGCAACCAATGACTATAAGGAGGAGGATTAGACGATACCATACCGTGTAAGGAGCCGTGTTTTCGAGTGTGAGTATCATAGGTACTTCTATCAAAATGTATGTTAGGCAAACGCAAGCGAGAAAGAAGACCAGCACTGGTGTTATCTCCGATAAAGTATTCTTCACTGCTTTCCATTGCATCGTCTACCCAAAAGAAACCGTAGGATGAACCAAGGGCTTCGTTAAGGTTTTTTGATTGCACAGCGTAGATGATGCTGCCGTTGGGGAAAGTGATGGTGCTGTAGTCACCTTGTTTTTTATCACGGAACATCTTTTTGTCGTAGTAATCAGGGTCAATGTAGCCACGTTGTACCAGGCGTTTGATGCAAGCTTTGATTTCTCGCCACGAGGATTTGTAGAGGAGTTTGTAATCAACGCGAGAGACAATACCAATGTTCTCTGGAGTGGTCATGGAGAGGTAGACACACTTTACTGCGAAAGCGAGGCTTTTAGCACTACCAACACCACCTTGACAGTAGAGGTACTTTGTAGAACAGTCAAGGATAGTTTGTTGGTGGGGGAGGATGTGTTGGTGTTGCTCCCCTTCAATGCTTTCTTCACAGTGAGGGAGAACGCAGTTAGGGAAGAAGTCGATGAGATTGAGGTTAGTTTTTGTTAGCATAGGGGCTCTCATACTTCCTTACAGTTACTAAGCCTTCTGGAGTAAAAGCCTGAAGGGCGTGGAGGTATTCTTTCCCTTGAGTGTTGCGAGTAACAATAAGCATATACTCTGTACCATCTTTTTCTGTGAAGTCTGGATGATACGTAATATAGGTTACACAGTCTTTTTCAGCGTCTTTGCAGACGTGGATATGTTTACCTTGCATAACAAATTCATGGATTTGTTCTATGAGCTGTGGAGTACACATTGTAAAGAGTGTATTCGTTAGTTTAAGTATACCTAAATGTTCCATAAAATCTCTCATATGTACAGTTCCTTATACAGCGGTTTTTGTCACTTTCAAGTTAGCATAGTAGAAGTCAATTACACTGTCAATACGTGTGGAGAGGGTCTTTCTCCAGTTTTCAAGGCGATAGACTTTTGTAACCTTGGAGGTGATCCT